GGTTGAACAACGATTGGCTTGGCTCTTTGAACGGCAATGGCATGATTGCTTTGTTGACGTCATCCACCGTCGCGTCCAGATCAACGAACTCTCCAGGATTGACATCAATCTCACCACCGCTGACTCTGCCCTTCAGCTTGAAGCCACCTTGCATGTTCGCAAAAGCTGCGGAGTCCAAAAGTGCACGCAACGAGCCTGTGGCTGCTCTGCCCAGACCGCCGATCATGTGATACAAACCGAAACCGTAGAATCCCAATCCAGGCAAGAACTTGTAGCTTACGAACCAGTCTCTGCGCTTTTTGTCCTCGTCGTTCTCGTCCCAGTTCCTGCGGATGGCGACGATCTTCTCAGAGTCATAGTCAATGGTAATGACGTAAGGCAACATGACAAGGTTCTCAGACTCTTCGTCCTCAATCCCGTCTATGCCCTCAAAAGCCTCGTAACAATGCATCTCCAAAAGAGTCATGACATCGTCGTCAGAGTCGTCGTCTTTGTCTATGCCTTCGATCCGCTGCGTGGTGTAGCCATCATCATCATCATAACTGTCCCCAGTGTATTCCGAAGGCAAATACCAACCAGCCGCGACATACCTGTTGTAGTCGTTTTTGGGCATTTTGATGATGTGGGTGTATCGTGGGGAAGTGTGAAGATCTTTGCTCTCTGGTGCAACAACAAAATCTTCAGCTTTGACAAACTGGCTGCATTGGCGATTGAGGTTGGCATCCCACCAAACCTTTTTGAACGTCTGGCCAACCAGTGGCAGGTGAAACAACATTTGGTCAAGGTCTGGGAAATATTCCGGCATCTGCTCCATGATTTGGTAATTCATGAATTCCTTGACACGACGAGCTTGATCTTCAGTTTCTTCGTTTGGCTCGCCAATGATGGTGGTCTTGACTGGACCGCCAGCTGGGTAAAGCTCTGCGATGGCTTTGGCGTTGAACTGCGTGGCAGCTTCTGCGATCAGCGGATGGACGACTGTGCTGAGGCCACGAATGGCTCGCTCTTCTTCGTTCTCGTCCATGCCACCTTCTGGGTCGAGCGTCAACAAGCCTTGTTTGTAGCGTTCTTTCCACTCGGAACGAGCTGACTCGTCATTCTCAAAATAACCTGTGAGGGTGCCAGCTTTGCGGGACGACTGCTTTTCGTCAATGTCCTCTGCTAAGTTTGCATCGAAGTTGCTGTCAGACTCTTCAATGGCGTCCAAGACCGGATCACCAATCAAAACATCCCCATCCGGCAAAGTCTCAACCCGAAGGTCATCAGGCGGGGAGCCTTCTGCAAATGGAATAACAGGTTCAGCCATACATCGTCAACCTTTTCCTCATGGGCTCGTCATCATCTTCGTAATCACCTGAATGGGTGACAAACCAGCCTTTGCGCAATCTCAACCACGCTTGCGTGCACGTGTCAACTATGTCGTCATTCTCAACTGCTGGGAATGCAGCACAGATATCAATTAAATTTTTAGCCCACTTCTTGCCTTTTGGAAAGTAAATTCTTCCATCCTCCAATAATGCGGAGCTTGCATGGGCACGAGCTTGCTTGTCTCTGTCCGGAGAATACTCAATTACGGGGACACCAGCCATGCGCAAATCTTGCAGCAAACTCTGGCCAGAAGCCTTCTTCTCGATCAACACAGCGTCTGGGTCGTACTCTTCATATGACTCTTGTGCGATCTTCCGCAGCTCTGGGTAAGTAACACGATCCCACCAAGCCTCAAGCACCATAGCACACATCGCTCCCCTGTGCCGGAAGACTCCCCACGTCGTGCGAGCGGAATAAGATGATTTCTCTTTGATGCTGAATGCTGTGTCCCAAGACTGCAAAACATATTCAATCTCTGGAAGCTCATCGCCTTCCCATGGAACCCACCACTCTGATTTCAAGATCCCACCACCTTTTGGGGCTGGCCTTTGTTGCAGCTGTCCGGCTGAAGCATATGACCCGAGGCTTCTCTCAAGATTGGAAAGAGTTTTGTCGTCGATCCGGTTTGGCCAGAGAAGCTCTCCTTCCTTAGTGCGTGGGTCTGTGAATCCTAAGCTGGATCTGGTCTTGGTCGGGTGGCCGATCTCATATCGGGCTGGCAAGCACAAATGATCCCATTCATCACCAATCTCATTGGCCAATATGTGCCCTGTCAAGTCTCCCTCGTGCACTCTTTGCATTATCACGACAAAAGCACCAGTCTTGGGATCATTGAAACGTGACTGCATGGCTTGGTCCCACCACTCCAAAACTCCCTCTCGGACGGCCATCGAATCTGCCTCCCGAACATTGTGTGGGTCATCAATCACGATTATGTCGCCACCCTCCCCAGTCAAGGCACCATCCACAGAGGTTGCGATCCTTTGGCCAGTGTGGTCGTTCTCAAACCGTTGTTTCTGGTTCTGGTCACCAGTCAGCCGGAAAGCCTCACCAAAATGATTCTTGTACCATGGGCTGTCAATCAACCGTCGACACTTAACACTGTCTCGGATCGAGAGTCCAGACGCATAAGACGCATAAAGGAATTTCTTGGCAGGAGCGAACGTCCAAGTCCAAGCTGGCATCGTGACCGCAACTGAGATTGACTTCATGTGTCTCGGAGGGATGTTGATGATCAAACGCTTGATGTCACCCTCAACAACAGCCTGCAAATGCTCAGATATTGCATCAATGTGCCAGTTGTCATTGAAGTCAGATCCTGGCTCAATCGTCGGCCATGAGCTCTTGGTAAACTCCTTCAGTGAGCGTCTCATCTTCTCCGCTCTGATCTCCGTCAATGACAGCGTGCTCAAGAACTCGTTCAATTGCATTAAGATCGTCTCCAGAAAGTCTGCTGATGTCTAATATTTTGCGCTCTTCTATTTGGGCTTTGACCTCCACAGCTTTGAGGTCTGGGACGCATTTGCCGAGAAGAGTTTTCGCCGCCATGACCCGCAACTCTGGGTCAGCGGCTATGGCTCCAGCTTTTGTTGCCAGACCCTCTGCGTCTTTCACGTAAACCGGAAACATCTCTTTTCCGGCCATGACAGCTGACAAGAACCCGACAGGGTCAGCTTGGCCCATGATCCAGTTGATCGTTGCGTTGTGGTTCCATTTGTATTTATTTTTTCGGCCGCGAGAAACCTTTTGTTTGGCCATTGGCTCAACTGACTTGAATTTGCCGTCCCATGCCTCTGGCTTAACTGGTGGGCCATTGTTTATTGGCCTCTGAACTATGGTTTTCGGCTCCTTGGGCTTGGGAGGACGACCAAGTTTCTTTTTCTCTTTGTTCATTTTCTTTAGCCTTTCAACCTTGCTTGCAGTGGTCAACTGAAAAATAACTGAGCCAACTATCGCTGATCTTTGGGCAAAAAGAAACCCTCCATCTTTGCAGTGCGAAACCTAGCCGGATGGAGGGCAGTGAGGAGAAAGTAGTATGAATGAAAACACATTACTCTTTTTTGTTAACAAAAGCAACAGCTCTGGCCAGAAACAACTTAGCATCATGGACAGCATGCATTATCCGCAGCTGCCTCCTGACTTCTTGTTGTTGGCGCAACAGCTCTTGGCGTTGTTGCTCAGGACTCATTTAGGTGCCCCTTTTAATGGTGCATCATTTATTTTATCAGCCCTATCCCAAAATTTCTTTCTGTTTTTATAAAACATCGGCATAGGATCATCTCGGAAAACCATCCCAGCACCGTAATTCAATATTGATTCTGAGAAGTCTTCTTTGCTTATGAGGTGGTGTCTGATTTCTATTTTTCTCTCAGTCATTGGATGCATAATAGCCATTGGGGTCAGAGATGGGACTCTGAATGTCACTTCTTCTTTTTTTGGGCAAACAAGGTAATTCATTTCGAGAGATGATTGGTTTTTAAACTCTAATATTCCTGGCAAAAGAGTGAAATGTTCAAAAAAGTCTCTTTGGCTCCATGTTGGTTGGGTGTAGCTAAAATATATCATTTCCCGCATTTTTATCGCCCAGACAGAAACCAGTTTGATGTTGTGCCTTTTGTTTTGCGAGAAGCCTTCAAACTGTTCGCCAGCGTGCTGTTCAGTTTTAAAATCTTTGTTTGAAAATCTCCACTCATATTTGTTTTCTTCAATCGAGGCGACTTTTACCTCAAGCTCTCCCCAAAGAGGGACGACAATTCCTTTGCCGTAATATTCTGAGAATGCCCTGCAATTTTTTATTGTTGCGCCTTTGGGGCACGTTTTTGGCGTGTCTTTCCACCAGTCAGGGATGTGGTTTTTGCCTTCAGATATTTTGGCATGGTTATAAGCATATGTTGAATATGTATAACAATCCATGATTAGAGGCTTATCCTCTTTCTTGAACAGACCCAACGAAAACTCCATCTTTGAAGAACTTGGCGAAAGCGAAAGGATCACGCTTTTGACGACGACGCATCTCATCCGAGTAAGTCATCCGCTGATCGGCGTAATAGTTTTCCTTCTCAGGATTCCAACCGCGCATTGCTTCCCCAGCTTCACGACAATCTTGAATGACAAAAGCCAACTCATCGTCGGTGCACTTGCTCGCCATGGATGTCCACTTGGCGAACTCTGCGGCTGTTGCCCCACTCATTGGGACAACTCCATGTGCTTTTGGTTCATCGCCATGAACACCCCAGAAACCACATCAGCACTCTCGTCACCCAGACGAACCTGCCAGACGCCAGCCCAATCGGTGGCACAAACAACTGTGGCCTTGCGACCGAAGTAAAAACAATCCTCATCACGGATGATGATCTTGTCGTTGCGATTAAACATAAGCAGTTCCTTTCTCAAACCAACAGGGCCAATCCCAGCCAGCAAAGATAGTATCGCTTTATTCTGCTAAAAAGGCAACAAAAAAGATTCCCAATGTTTACAATCACTTGCAGAAGGTTCCCAGTCTCTGGGTTCTCGTCCCCAATCAAAACACGACTCTGGAAACGACTATTGTTGTTTGTTTGCAATCACTTGCAAGATTCGTAACCCACGTTCCCAGTCTTTTGCTGATTTTGAACAACAAAAAAATAACCTGAAATATTCCCTTATAGTAAAGCAAAAAAGGACGGGTCAGAAAACAACTGCACACAAAAGGTTGGTTTCGCTGGGAACGCTGTTGTTATCAAACAATAATTTTTATTTTTGCTTCCATAACAGCTTTCTTTGAAATTTTCTTGTTTTCTTTTTATTTTTTTGCAGGCATACTCAAAGCTCACTGAGAAAGGACACTCTATGCCTAAAGTTTACGTCGTCAATCGTCCGAGAGAAAACAAGTTTGGGTGGACCCCTGACTTGAGTGATGCATCGCGTTATGGTGCATTGGAGATTGTGTTTGAGCCCGAGGACAAGCCACAATTTGTCCCAGGACCATCCATCCAAAAAGCTCGGAGGATAATGAAAGATTTCGGGTCAGAGGATTACATCCTGTGGCCAGGAGGTGGTGACCCTATTGCTGTGATGGTGTGCTGCATGATCGCATCAGAAATGTCACCAGTCGTGCGCATCCTACGTTGGGAGCGTAATTTTGAAGAGGGAGACAGGGATCGCCGGAAAGGTTGGTACATGCCTGTTGCCC